AAAAGAATACAAAGAAAGGCTCGAGCACGAACTTGAAATTCTTTTGAAAAAAGGTGCATACAGATATATGCTTACTGTAGCATCTTTCGTAAATCACGCTCGTGAAAAGAAATTTATGGTTGGCCCATCAAGAGGTTCTTGTGGAGGATGTCTTACAGCATTGTGCCTTGGCATTGCCTCTTGGGCTTTGGATCCACTTAAACTTGGTCTTCTTTTTGAACGTTTTGTATCAGACGAGCGTCTTGTTTCTAATACATACAAATATTATGTTGGAGATTGGGATATAACAAAGAATAGAAAATATTCTTTTGAAGACCTTAAGAAAATAGTAGTAGAAAAAATCAAAGAGTATCCTCAATATAAAGACAGAGCTATTAAAGAGCTTAGACGTGCTAAATGGCTTGAAAATGAAATGTCTGTATATGATGAAATTATGGAAGTAGAATGTGATGATAGATATGTACTTCCATTCTTCCTTGGTAGAACAAGTAAAGTTGATTTGGAAAAACCACTCGAAATAGCACAAATTAAACAAGGTGGTTCTGGTGGTCTTGATATTGATTCTGACTATGAACCAATGGCAAAAGAAGAGCTCAAACAATGGCTTATTGAAAAATATGGTCAGGAAAGAGTTATGGGTGTAGGAACTTACGGAACCGTAGGACTTGCCTCTGCTATTAAGGATATTCTCAGAAAGTGTGAAGTTCCATTTGCAGAAAGTAATAACTTCTGTAAGGAACTTAATGATGAAGTATCATTTGAAGAGAATATGGAAAATTATAAAAATAATTTCCCAGACTTGTATAGAATTTATACTGCACATAAAGCATATCTTGATTTTACTCCAAAGATTACTGGTCAGATACGTCAGCTTGGTCAGCACGCTGGTGGTGTACTTATTCTTGATGAGCCAGTATGGAATTATGTTCCAGTAATTCATACAAAAGATGGTATTGCTTCGGCATTTGTTGAATCTGGAGCTGCAACCGAACTTGATGAGCTTGGAATTATTAAAGTAGACTGTCTTGCAATTACAGTTCTTGAAGTAATAAGTAATGCAATAGAACTTGTAAAAGAAGACATAATAAAAGTAAGAGATAAGGATGGAATTATAAAAATAGTTCCAGAATCATATGCAGAAACACACGAAGCAGAAGTTCTCGAAACTGGAATTTCTAAGCAAGAGTTGAAAGAATTCCTATATTGTGGAATGGATTATAATGATAAACAGCTCTATCAGCAGGTAAATGAATCTCAAGATAATGTATTCCAGTTCTCTGGTGGTACAGCTTCTGGAATGATTCAGCGTGCATTACCGCAGAACTTTGATGAACTTACTTGTTTGAATGCTTTGTCTAGACCAGGAAGTTCATTCTCATTTGATGACTTTGTAAGAAATGGAGTTGGTGGTTCTAAATACCCTGATGAAGTTGCGAAATTTTTGAAAGATTCTCACGGATGTATTTTATTCCAAGAGGAGATTATGCGTCTTGTGGAATACCTTTCAAATGGCAAAGTATCTGGTAACTATGCTCGTGGTCTTTTAAAGAAACTTGGTAAAGCAAATAAAAAACAAGAAGATATAGATGCTTGGAACGAACTTGTAAAAATAATTAAATCAGAAGCTCAAGACAAACTTACAACAAGGGAAGTAGATGAACTTACTGCAGATTTGATTACTCTTTCTGCTTATTCTTTCAATAAATCTCATGCATCTGCATATACATATGTAGCTTGTGAGACTTTGTATATGTCTAGGTATTTTAAGCAGTATTTCTGGGCAGCATCTCTTACATATGATGCCACAAAGAATGATGCTTTGAAAGATTCTATAAATAGTGCACAGAAAAATGGTTTCAAAATACTTCCACCAGATGTAAATGAATCCGATGCTCATTTTACCCCAATATCTGCAGATACAATTAGATTTGGTCTTAATGAGGTAAAAGGAATTGGAGAAAAGCCAATTGAAGGAATTATTGAAAATAGACCATATACTTCTGTAATAGATTGTATTATTAAGAATATTGAAACAGAAGGATATACAAAGAGAATTACAAATGCTCTTATATGTTCTGGCGCTTTTGATGAAATAATTGGAACCAAACGTAGTAGATATGATAAGCTTTGTACAACTTTCTATGAAAGAAAAAAAGCAAAGAAAACTCCAGAATTATTAATACAGTTATGGGAAGATTGCGAAGAAGATGTATTTGATGAAGATACAACTAATGAACAGTATATGGAGTATGAAAAAGCATATCTTGGCGGAAATTTCTTCCACAATATTTTCTCAGCTCTTGGAGATAAAATACAAAAACTCTATGAAAGAGGTTTGTGTTTAAGGAGTTTGCAGGAAGTAAAAGAGAAAAATCTTCCAAGTGCAATGTGCCCAGTTTACGCTAAGAATTTCTTGTTTAAGAAAGACAAGAATGGAAACGATATGGCATTCTGTGAGATATCTGATATAAATGGTGAGAATTATAGGATTCCTATATTTGCTTCATATTATCAATTCTGTAAAGAAAGATGGCATAGCGATGATCTGTATCTTCTTTCTTTGTATGCAGATGATGATGGGTCTATAAAGTTTGGAAGCAGAAGATGGATAAGAGATGGAGAAAAAATTAAAAGATTTGTAGTTCCTCTTGGAAAATATATTCAAAAATAAAAGATAAATTTATAATCACATGTTTAAATATAATGAATGGTCTGATTTAATAGATTCTGATGAACTCGTAATGCCTATTCGCAAAGAAGGCACAAAGGTGTATTGTCTTACAAAAGACGATACCGAGGTTTGGTTTGACTTTGATGATTTTGACTTTGACAAAACACCAGGTGAAAGAAAACAAGATGTTGATATTGTAATAGATGATACTCCAGAAGAAGACCATCTTGTGATTATAAATGATGTCACAATAGATAACAAAGCAGTTGTTTCTGCTGGTATTTTAAAAATAAAAAAGAATAACAAATCAAATAAAAAAGAAAAAAACAAAGATAGATTTATTGAAGATACTTTTGAAAAGAAACAAATACTGGATAAAATAGGTTTTCAATATAACAATCTTAGAAAAGTAAAAGTTTATATAGAAGAAATATAAGATAATTTTATGGTTACAATTGGAAAAACAATAGATAGAGTTAATCTTTTATCTGAAAACGAAAACAATAAATTTTCTATATATATTGGAAACATATCTGGAACTGGTAAAAAAGAATTAGTGGACACGCTAGACATAGATAGATATTTTTTTGACACAAATAATATAAAAGTAGCTGTTCCAGAAGGGATAAATAATCAAGCTAATTTAAAAACAGTTGAAAGTTTTATTGATGACAATACTTTTTTTTATACTTGTATTAATAATCAACTAAATAATAATGTCATTTGCTTTAGATGCGTTAGTTGTCAAACTTGTGCCAGTTGTCAAACCTGCACGGCTTGTAACTCTTGTAATGATTGTCAGAATTGTGTTAGTGATTGTAATAATTCATATGGATGTTTAAGCTGTCATAGTAACTGTGATGGATGTACGAGTTGCACAAGCTGTAATACTTGCCAAAATGGGCAATAAATATAAATATAAATAAAAAAAAGGACTATTGAATAAATCAATAGTCCTTTTGTTATCTTCTTGTTGTAGTATCACAAGCGCCTGGTCTAGGTGTTCCAGGATTTAGGCCTTCATTGCAACGTACGCAACCAGCGACATTTCTACAGTCAGAACAAGTACCAATACCAGTACCATTATAACAATTTCCAGTGCAACAATAAACACCAGCACAGCCACTTGAGCAACTATGATTACAAGGTGGTGATGTAGAGCTATTACAGCCTTGACAGGCCGTTGTGCAAGTACCATGACAACTATTACAGCTATAACAAGTGCCATCACATGTATTGCAACCATGACAGCTTCCAGTACATCCTGTGCATACATTGCAACCAGTACAAGTTGTACAATCATTGCAAGAATGACAATTATCATAACAATTATTACAAGAGTAGCAGTTGCTATCTTGACAACTATTGCAATTTGTACAAGCTACATTATTACATTGATAATATAGTTTTTCGTTATTATAAAAAACTCTATTATCATCATATATAAGTGCTAACTTATTATTGCCAAAATCTATATTTGTATATGATTTTATTTTGTCGTATGTTTTAGAGAAATTGTTATTAAAGTTTAAAGTTTTAGACACAGTAATCATATATACATTAACTTTAATACAAGATGAATAAGTTAACTGTATGACACTTAGAGAGATAATAGATGAAGAGCTTGATCTTAAAGAGTTTAATAAACAGTTTGCACAATTGATGCAAAATCTTAATACTTTTTCAGATCAAGCTAAATCAGTATATAATGACCCAAATATATTAAAGAATTTTGAAATGCTTAAACAGTCTGGTATGGCTGCAACAAAAGCATTGCAAATGGCTCAGCAGCAAAGCAAAGACCAGCAGCAAGCAAATATGCAGCAACAACAGCAACAAACAACTAATCAAGTTGCGCAGATGTCTAATGCTCAGCAGCAACAGAATCAGCAGAATAAAGAACAATTCCAGCAAATCCAGAAGAGTATAGAAACTCTTAATAAAGAAAGAAAAGATGATTCGACAAAACAGATTGCTTCAATTGTTACAAAAGAAATAGAAAAACAACTTAAAAATCTAGGTAAGAAACAAAAAAATTGACATTTGAAAAATTGAATGTTATAATTTTTGTATGATTACAAAAGATTGCAAAAAGTGTCCATACTCAAAACTAGAACCAGGGTTTAAAGAATTTTATATGGCATCAGTGCCAGGAACACCCTGGTTTGAAATTTGTAAGAAGAAAACAGGTAATCCAGAGTATGATGAAATATATTGTTTTACATCTGGCGTTCAATTAAAAAACTTAGCTCCCATCTTAAAAGCCTACGAAGATTTCAAAAGAAGAGTAAAATGACAGAAAATCAAATAGATAGCTATTCTTTCGGTATAGGATGTGCATTTGCTAATGTATATCGTAATCGTACTGGAAGATTTATTAACAACGTTGCTTTTTGTAAGAAATACAAACAATATTTTGATAGAACAGCTGCAATGTTTGCAGGAAGGAAAGGTTTCAATACTGACAAGTTTATTGAATCTTTCTTTTATGGAGAAGATGTAAAATATCCACAGCAGCTTCCATATGAACATAATTGGGAAAAATATGTTCAGTATATATCAAACACAAAGAATGATGATAATGAAGAAGAATGCATGATTGCAAGAAAACTTGTATCTAGTGCAACTGTATTTAAGAAATATGGAAGTATGAGTAATTTTATAAGTAGTGGTAAATACTACTTAAACCAAATAGAGCAAGGTTATAATGATTTCGACCTTTTGCTTTTCTGGTTCTCAAAAACTTTCTTAAAATATTACGAAGAAAATAAAGAAAGATTTAAAGAAAAATATAATCCAGAAATAATAAGAATTACACCTAGTCATTACCCAAAAATAACAGCAAAAATAAAACAATTACTTGGAGATGATTGTATATGGATGAATCAATAAAAATGTATTTTGAAAATAAATGCAAACCAATTAAAGAAGAATTTGGTTTTGATATTTTTAAAAACATAGAATCATCTTTGGATAAACTTATAGAGCAAAATGGTTTGTTTAGTGTATTTTTAAGTATAGAAACTTCAATACAAATGGCATATGATATGATTAAATATGGGGCAAAAATAAACAAAAATGGAAAGACTATGGAAGAAATATTTTTCCCTTCGAATAAGAAAAACAAAAGAACTGTAAAAATATAAGGAAACTAAAAAAGGAAAATATATGTCAACAAGATGTGAAATAGGGATATTAAAAGACGGAAAAATTAAAGTAATCTATAACCATTATGATGGATATCTTGACGGCGTTGGTAAAGATCTTGTTACAGATTGGGATAGCGAAGAACTTGCCTTAAAAGTAGTAGATGGTGAATACAACAATGAAGACTACAAATACGAAGTTGATACCATAGAAGAATGGCTAGAAGCACTTAACGATACAGATAGAGAATATGCATATCTTTGGAAAGATGGAGAATGGTTATATGCAGAAATGACTGGTTTGTTTAAGTGGCCTAAAGATACCAAATGGAAATCAGTTATTAAAGAATTGAATAAAATGGAGAAAAAATAATGGTTTGTTTGATAGATACTAGTAACATATTTTTTATAACATATTCAATGTTTATAAAAACAATGAAGAAAAATAATGGTCCAGACTATGAAATAGAAGAAAAGGATTTGGGCTTGTTTTGGCATATGTTTATAAAATATGCTATGCCGTTCCTTACAACCTATGAGAATAGTGTGTGGGCATTTGAAGGACATAATTCAACTGCTTGGCGTAAACAAATATATCCTCTTTACAAAGAAAATAGAAAGGACAGAAAAGAAGATCCAGACTATAAATTTATAGGTTCACTTCTTAATGAGATAGAAGTATACCTATCATATTTCCATTGCAAGACAATGAGAGTTGACAATTGTGAGGGAGATGACGTAATATTTGCTTGTGCAAAATATTATGCAGAGAAAGGGGAAAGAATTCAGATAATTTCTGGTGATGAGGACTTAACACAGATAGCTTTGTTCTTTGATGAAGTAACTGTATTTAATCCAATTAAATCAAGAAAAGCTGAACCAAATCCTAATATCATACTTAAGAAAGCGATAGTTGGAGATACATCTGATAACATAAAAGGTGTACCAAAGATTGGAGAAAAAACATTCGCGGCAATGCTTGAAGATAAAGCTCTTTGGAACAAGAAAATGACTCCTGAGAATACTGTTATATTTGAAAACATACTTAAGATTGTAGATTTAAGAGAGTTCCCAGAGGAGTACAGAAACAACATAATTAAAGAGCTTGAGAGTAAAGACTGGAATACATTCGACAAAAACAAAGTTGAGTTATTCTTGGCAGAACATGGACTCAAACAATGTCAGCAAGAGTGGGGTTCTCAGAGTGGTCAGATTGAAATGATGCTTAATGGCAACGATATGGCTGGAGCTGAGGAAGAACTTATGGAGATATTGAATGGGTGATGAAGACTATACAGAATTATATGAATCTAATATAATACCAGGTACACGGGAGTATTATGATGTATATCCAAATATATCAATTAATATGGAAGAATTTGAATTCCACCCAGAGCCAAGAAGACTTAATGTTACTTGGACTCAAATAATAGAGGAGTTTTTTAAAGATGATATCGAAAGAAAGAGAAAAAAATATAGAGGTAATTCAAGAAAATATAGAACTATTCGAATCTGATATAATACTTAAACAAGTAGTTGCAAATCAAATTCGAAGACAGGAATATATTCTTGAAAATGGAATAAAATACGATTGGGATAGTTTTGAAAAACACAAAACTACAAAAGTAGAAGTAACAAAAGAAAAGAGTACAGAAGCTGCGATGCGTGGAGAAGGAAGAGTTGCTCTTCTTAATTTTGCATCTGCAACTACCCCAGGCGGTGGAGTACTTAAGGGAAGTACTGCACAAGAAGAGGGAATTTGCAGAACTTCTTCTTTATATGCTTCAATATCAATAAAAGAAGCGTATGAAAAGTTTTATAATCCTCACATAAAAGCAAAGGATGTACTTCATAATGATGATATAATATACACACCAAAAGTATGTATATTTAGAAACGAATACTTCAGTATACTTCCAAAAGCAAATTGGAAACTTGCAGATGTAATTACTTGCGCTGCACCAAATCTAAGAGCTGTGCCAGCAAATGGTAATAATCTTGATGAAAGCGGCAAAGCAAAAATTATATCAAATGAAGAGCTTGCTACAATACACAAGAAAAGAGCTGTAAGGATTTTTGAATCTGCAGCTGCTCATAAAGTAAATACGCTTATACTTGGAGCATTTGGTTGCGGGGCATTCTGGAATGATCCAGAAACAGTTGCAAAAGCATATAAGGAAGTAATAGATACTTGTGGCTATTTGTTTGACAATATCATCTTCCCAGTGTATTGTAAGAATAGTGATAATCCAAATTATGAAATTTTTAAGAAAGTAATTGGAGATAAGGAGATAAAATGGGCAGAAAAAGCAGACTAAAAAAGCAGTATTCAGCAAGAGCTAG